AAAAACTTTTACTAAATCAGAAATTGGTATAATGGACTCGGCTACTTATACTGTAATTGTGTCTATTAGTGATCCGATAGGTTTAACTTTTTCAAGCATAAAGTGGGAGTTTTCGGGTTACGACGGAACAACTTGGACGGACACTTACGATACAGGAACATTCCAATTATTCGCTACATTTGAATTTATAATTACAGAACAAATACCGGATATTAAAATAATAGATTTTTTAACCGGGCTATTTAAAATGTTTAATTTAACTGCTTATTATATTGACGATCCTCAAAGTTCTGATTACGATAAAATAAAAGTACAGAAATTAAATGAATTCTATGCGTCAGGAACGAGCTACGATATAAGTGAATATGTAAATACAAACACAAATCAAGTTGACGTTGCTTTACCTTATAAGGAAATCGTTTTTGCTTACGAGGGTACAGAAACCTTTTTAGCTAAACAATTTGAACAATTAAATGTAAAGGCTTGGGGTGCAGAAAAATTTACAGGAAACGCAACATTAGGTAATAATTTTGACGCTCCAAATCCGACTTATAAAATAACATTGCCTTTTGAACATTTATTATACGAAAGGTTAATTGACGTTAGTACTGTATTATCTGCTCCAAAAACAACAATACAATATGGATATTTTGTAGACGATAATCAAGAAGCGTATCTTGGTAAACCGTTATTGTTTTATCCTATAAGACAAACGTCAAGTACATATCCAATTTCGTTTTTAGAAAACCTTTCTGGAGATCACGATAGTTTAACTAATTATTACATACCTAGTAATAGCTTGTCAACAGACTCTTCAATTAGTAAAAAAAATATAAATTTTTATAATGAGTATAATGAATATACTTTAGACACAACGTTTACTGATACTTTATATCAAGAAAATTATTCAAATTATATAGAAAACGTTTTTAATGTAAAGAGACGGTTGATGAAAATAAAAGCAAATTTACCTTTAAATATCATTAAAAATATTAAAATGAACGATAAGGTTGTAATCAATAATCAATATTTTAATTTAAATACTTTAAAAACAAATTTAATCACAGGCGAAAGTAGTATTGAAATATTAAATAAATTAGAACCGAATAGTATTGCTATAAGTATGTATTACAATACAACGGGAACTTCTTGTAGTAACGATTCAGGCAGAACTTTAGTTACTGTTTATTCAGATACTTCAAGTATAGTATTTGGAACTCAAAACGTTGTACAAACAATAGGTAAAATTTACGCTAATGAAGAACTAACAATTTTTGCAGACTCTGGTAATTATAGTAATGTAGGAGGTAGTAAATATGACAAATGGAATAAAATAGCTTACACGCCTACTGCTCCGTCTTTATTGTTAGAGGGTTGGTGGCAATCGGAATTTGAAAATGCTACAGGACAATATCCTAAAGGTTGTGGTTTTTAAAATAAAATTATGATTAAAAATATATTTGAATTATTAAAAGATGCTAACGGGGAAACAGAAGCAATACGATTTGCTCAAGGTAGTAAAAAACTACCAAACGGGTTTAAAGACGGATATAAACAACTTAAAAAAGAAGCAAAATGGGAAATGAAATAATAGGTAAAATACAATTAGAGGGTGCGTCAGAAGCTTCTAGTCAATTGCAAAAGCTACAAAAAGACGTAGACGGCTTTAACAAAGGATTAAGAAAAAATCAAGATGCCGTTCGATTAGTAGATCAATTAACCGGCGGAATGGTTACGCAATTCAGAACGTTCTCAAGCGGTGTATCTCAAAGTATAAAAGCATTAAAGGGTTTAAACTTAGGCCTTAAAGGAATGAAGAGTGCGTTAATCGCCACCGGGATAGGTGCGTTTGTAGTAGCGCTCGGAACCGTTGTTGCTTATTGGGACGAAATTGTAGATTTCATTACGGGAGCGTCAAAAGAACAACAAAGATTAAATGACGAAGCGGATCGAACACTTGACTTATTAGATCAAAGTTTAGGAATATTAGAACAACAAATTGCATTAGCGGAGTTAAGAGGCGAAGACGCTAGTGAATTGGTTACGGAATTAAGAAAAGAGTTGTTATTGCAACAAGAGATTTTAGATAAAGAAATTGAAAGAAGACAATTACAATTAGACTCACAAAAAGAAAAAGATAAAGAATTAACGTTTTGGGAAAAAGCACAAGTTGGAGCTAAATTTTTATATGATAGACAAGGAGCTTTATTAGATATACAAAAATTCCAAACTGACGAAAGTGAAGAGACTGTTAAAAAACAAGATGAGTTAAATAAATTAAAATCTAAAACTTTAAGTATTGATCAAAAGATTGCTAAACTAGATAAAGAAGAGACTGATAGAAAACAAAAGGTTATTGACGATATTGAAAAGAAAAAGCTTGATGCTAAAAAAGAAGAGTTAGCAAGAATAAAAGAATTCAATAAACTACAAGAGCAAATTGACGATGCGTTAATTGTATCTAAAGCGGATAAACGAGCAAAAGAACGAGATGATATAAATAAACATTATGACGATCTTATATTTGATTTAATAATGGCCGAAGAGTTAACCGTTGAAACAGAGTTAGCATTAAACGAAGCTCGTAGGGAAAAGTTAGCTGAACAACAAACAAAATTTGACGAAGAGGATCAAGCCGAAAAAGATAAAGAGAATGAAGAGTTTATGGCTTTACAACAAGTAAAAATTGATGAAGCTCAAAAAGAACTAGACGCAGTTAAAGAACTTGAAGACAAAAAACAAAAGTTTGCACAAGATACATTAGACAATGCGTCTCGTATAGCCGGTGAAGAAACTAAACTAGGTAAAACAATGTTAGTGGCAAAACAACTTTTAGCTGCTAAAGAATTTTTAATTAGTATCGGAGCGTTAAAACAAAAAGCCAATGTCGCTGCCGCCGAGGCAAACTTATCAGCTGCTAAAGGTGGTACGGCTATTGCTGAAGGTACGGCAGAAACTGCTAAAATAGGATTTCCACAAAATATTTTACCGTTAATTGCATACGCTGCGACGGCTGCGGGAATTATATCGTCGATAAAATCAGCGGTTACAGGAACTAAAAAAGCAGCTGCGGAAGCGGGTGGATCCGCAGGTGGTAGCACACCGACTCCGGTTCAACCCGTAGCACCTCCGCCACCGGCTTTTAATATTGTAGGGACTACGGAAACTAGTCAATTAGCGGAAACGATCACAGGGCAAACACAACAACCTATACAAGCTTATGTAGTATCGAATGACGTAACGACTGCTCAAAGTTTAGAACGTAATATTGTGCAAGGCGCTACAATAGGATAAATACAAAATAAATAAATTAAACGTTAAAAAGTTATGAAGATAGTTGAATTAATTATAGACGAAGACGATATGTATTCCGGGATAGACGCCATTAGTTTGGTTGACAGTCCGGCAATCGAAGAGAATTTTGTCGCATTAAATAAACAAAAACAATATAGTTTTAAAACTGTAAACAACGAAAAGCGTATTTTAATGGGAGCGTTATTAGTGCCCAATAAAACAATTTATCGAAAAGACGGGGACGAAGAGTATTACATATATTTCTCAAAAGCTACGATAAAAAAAGCTAGTGAGATGTATTTAATGAACGGTAAACAAAATAATTCGACGTTAGAACATAATTTAAAGCTATCTGGCATTAGTTTAGTAGAGTCTTGGATAGTAGAAGACAAAGATAAAGATAAGTCAGCTTTATACGGCTTAGACGTACCCGTTGGAACTTGGGTTGGTGCGGTTAAAGTAAATAATGACGAAGTATGGAACGAATATGTTAAAACCGGAAAAGTTAGAGGATTCAGTATTGAAGGATATTTTGCGGATAAAACAGAAAAAATGTCAGACGTTGAATTAGAAACTTATAATGACTACCCGGATTCAGCAGTAAATAACGCAAAAAAAGCAATAAAGTATAAAGAAGAGAACGGTTCAAGTTGTGGAACGCAAGTCGGTTGGACTAGAGCTAGACAATTAGCAAACAGGGAAAAATTAACAAGAGATACTATTGCAAGAATGGCGTCTTATAAAAGACACGAGGGGAATAGTGAGGGATCATACGAAGACGGTTGCGGAGCTATAATGTACGACGCTTGGGGCGGTAAATCCGGTGTAAATTGGGCGATTAATAAATTAGAACAAATCGATAAAAAAAATCTAACAAACGAAATTGTTGCCGGTTTAAAATTACTTGAAATAAAAAAATTAATAATCGAGGGTAAATGAAAAATAATAGCCGGGTAAATAAATCTTATCAAAAAAGCAGACGAATTGGAGTCAAACCACAAACGCCTGCGCGTTCAAGTCCAATTGATAGTTCTAGGGCTTGTTTATGTAAAGACGCAAAAACGTACTCAAAAGAGTGTTGTGACGGTAGTTTATGGGCTCAAGGAATTGGAGTGATACAAAAGATTACTTAAAAATGCAAAATATTTAACGGCATCGTTATAAGGGCATACATACTTGGTATGGATAAAAAAATAATTAAGAAAATTCTCAATTTACCGTATAATACAAAATTAGATATGGATTCAAAAATATTTGCAATACTAAGAAAAACGCCAAAAAAAACTGAATTATCAGCTATAAGTGATTTAGAAGATGCGTATAATGACATAAATAGTATTTATTCAGATTCAGATTTAAATGAATTAGACGAGTTAGAAAATAATATAAATTCTTTTTTAGATCTTAAAGATGATATTCAACGATTAGCTAACAATTTAAGTTCTACATTAGATAAGTGGGGAAAAATAGATTATCAATTAAGAGACGGTTTAGATTATCTTGATAATTCGATAGAAATTTATAATAATCTAGCAAACGACTTAGGTATTGATACAAACTCTAATTCAACATACGTAGAAGCGTTAAATAAAATAGACGAGGTTAAAGACGTACTATTAAAGTTTGATACAATATATAGTCAAGCACCGTATAATGAAATCGAAAACTTAGCAAATTAAATAATAAAAATCAATTAATAATTAAATATGAAAGCAAGTGAAATGTTATCAAAAATTAATACTTTATTAAGCATAAAGGTTAATTTGGCGCAACTTGTCTTAGACAACGGAACCGTAATTGAGTCCGAAAGCTTTGCAGGTGGCGAGAGTGTTTTTATCGTTACAGACGATGAAAAAGTAGCTTTACCAATCGGTGAGTATATGATCGAAGACGGACGAAAACTAGTTGTTTCGGAAGAGGGAATCATTGAAAGCATTGGCGAAGGTCTTGAAAAAGAAGACGAAAAAAAAGAAGACGAAGAGGAAATGGGTTATGAAAAAGAAAAAATGGAAGAGGAAGTGATTGTTGAAGTACCAGACGAAGCGGTAAAAGAAGTTTCAGAAGTAATTGAAGCAGTTGTAGAAGTGGTTTCGCCTTTAATTGAAGAAATAAAAGAAGAGGTTAAAGAACTTAAAAAGAAATTCGGCGAGGACGAAGATAAAAAAGACGAAAGTAAAAAAGAGGATTTGAGTAAAACACCGGCTCGTAAACCTATAAATCACAGTCCAGAGAAAAAACAAAATAAAGTTAAACATTTGTATTCTCAAAAAAACAAAGGTGTATCGACTCTTGATAGAGTTTTAAGCAAATTAAATAAATCATAAAATAATTAAATAATGAAAAGAAATATAAACTTAGCTACGACTACGAATATTACATCTACATACGCGGGTGAGTTCGCAGGCGAATATATAGCAGCTGCACTTTTATCAAGCTCAACTATTGACGATGGTGGAATTACAGTAAAACCAAACATTGCTTTTAAAGAAGTAATTAAAAAAGTAAGTACAAACGCTCTAGTTGCAGATTCAAGTTGTGACTTTGATCCTACGTCTACTATTACATTAACTGAAAGAATTATTGAACCAACTGAATTACAAGTTAACTTACAATTATGTAAAAAAGACTTTAGATCAGATTGGGAAGCGGTAGCAATGGGTTACTCGGCTTTCGATAATTTACCTCCAAAATTCTCTGACTTTATTATTGCTCACGCTGCGGCTCAAGTAGCGCAAAAAACTGAGCAAACGATTTGGAACGGTGCAGTCGCTAATCCAGGAGAATACGACGGATTTATTCCATTAATTACGGCTGACGGAGATGTACCAGCGGGACAAAAAGTAGGTGCAGGAGCAGCGGTTACGGCAGCGAATGTTATTGATAAAATGGGATTAATCGTAGACGTTATACCAAGTGCTTTATATGGTAAAGAAGATTTATACTTATACGTTTCACAAAACGTTGCTAGAGCTTATGTAAGAGCTTTAGGAGGGTTTGGAGCAAATGGTTTAGGAGCAGCGGGTACAAACAATTTAGGTACTCAATGGTGGAACAACGGATCATTATCTTTTGACGGAGTTAAAATATTTGTTTGTCCTGGTATGCCAGATAATACAATGGTAGCAGCTGAAAAATCAAACTTATACTTTGGTACAGGTCTTTTATCGGACAGAAACGAAGTAAAGTTAATTGATATGGCAGACATAGACGGAAGTCAAAATGTAAGATTAGTAATGAGATTTACTGCGGGAGTTCAATACGGAATTTCTTCAGATATTTGTCTTTACTCGTAATTAACATAAAATGGGGAGTCTGGATAGCCCGGATTCCCTTTTTTTTAAAAAACAAATAAAACTATGAGTTGTTCAATATTAGCAAAAGGTAGAGATCTACCTTGTTTAAAAAGTGTAGGTGGTATAAAATCTATCATATTAGTAGACTATGGAACGCTAGGAACATTATCCGTAACAGGAGCAGAAGTCACAGACATTTCTTCAACTCCAGACGGTTACGAATTTCTAGTTAAACCCGGAAGCTCAGGAATGGAAGAAACAATTACTGCTAGTGCTGAAAACGGAACTGTATATTACGTTCAAAACGTTAATGTACAATTACAAAAATTAGATAAAGAAACGCAAGCAGAAATACAAAACGTTGCAAAAGGAAACCCACACGTTATTGTACAAGATTTTAACGGAAACTATTTACTTGCGGGAGCAGTAAACGGTTGCGATACTACGGCAGGTACAATTGTAACGGGTACGGCATTAGCAGATTTAAGCGGATTTACATTAACTTTTACAGGAAATGAAGTTTTACCGGCTTATTTTATGTCGTCAACGGCAATAGGTAAAGTAAGTATTGCAGGAAGTCCTATCACACCATAATATAATTTTTTAGGGGGAAAATTAGGGTATATTAACATATGCCCTTTTTTTATGCAAAAAAATAAAAAAATGCGTTATAAGGTTAAATATGTTAATACTAACCACTCAAACAACTGAACAAACTTTTAAAGTAATTCCAAGAGAATTTGTAACAGAAATTACAATATGTTTAAGAGACGATAGTTCAAATGAAGAAATTTGTGTTTTAACAACAGGAAAAGAATGGAACACAAACACTTTAGAGTGGCAATTAGCTAATTACGATTGGGAAGATGAAGCGGGATCAATAGTAGAAAATAATTATTTAGTCATATCATTGAATTTAAATTTAATTGAAGGCCGGTTTTATGATTTAAAAATAATTGGAACCGATCATCAAAAGATTATTTATAGAGATAAAGTTTTTTGCACTGATCAAAGCATAGATCAATTATCAAATAGTTACTACGATGTTAATAGTGGAAATTATGTTATCTTAGATACCAATAATAACGACTATGTAATTTTTAACAATTAATTATGAATTTTAATTTTGTACAATTAGCGACTTATACAACGCCCGAAGTTACGGAAGTTGATAACAGAGAATGGGTAGGTTATGGCGAAGATAATCAATACTTTCAATTTCTTATAGATCGTTACAACGGATCCGCGACTAATAATGCTATTATAAACGGCATATCGGCTATGATATACGGTAAAGGGTTAGATGCTACCGATTCAAATAAAAAACCAGAAGAGTACGCGCAAATGAAATCGTTACTAAGAGACGATTGTATTCAAAAAGTAGCGAGTGATTTAAAATTAATGGGTCAATGTTCATTACAAATTATATACACAAAAGACCGATCACAAATAGCGCAAGTCGAACATATACCGGTTGAAACGTTAAGAGCTGAAAAATGTGATGATGAGGGGAATATACCCGCGTATTTTTATTTTTACGATTGGGCAGAATATCAACAAAATGACGTTTTAGAAAGGATCCCCGTTTTTGGTTCAAGTAATGCTCCAATAGAAATACTATACATAAAACCTTATAAGGCCGGGTTTAAATATTATAGTCCCGTAGATTATCAAGGTGGTTTACAATATTGCGAACTTGAAGAAGAGATCGCTAATTATCATTTGAATAACATAATGAACGGATTGGCTCCGTCTATGCTATTAAATTTTAATAACGGCACTCCAACTGAAGAAGAGCGAACGTTAATTGAACAAAGAATAAAAGCTAAATATCAAGGTACGTCAAACGCCGGACGATTTATATTAGCGTTTAATGATAGTGCCGAGTCAGCTGCTACAATAGAAACCGTACAATTATCTGACGCTCCGCAACAATATGAATTCTTATCGACGGAATCGATGAAAAAAATAATGGTAGCGCATAGAGTCGTTAGTCCAATATTATTTGGTATAAAAGATATGAGCGGATTTGGTAATAACGCAGAAGAGATTGAGACCGCATCTACATTAATGGACAATACCGTTATTAAACCGTTTCAACAAATGTTATTGAACG